GAAGCGTGATGCCGATCACCAAGCCAATGGAGCCATTTGATCCTGATGAGGTCATGGACACTGAAGAAGAATCGTCTGAAATTGAAGTAGAGATTTCAAACCCAGACGCTGTATCCGTTAGTACCGAAGACGGTGGGATCATCATTGATTTTACCGGAGACATAACAGAAGACCTGATGGGTCCAGACCATGAAAGCAACCTCGTTGAGTTCATGGATGACCAAGATATTCAGATACTGGCATCCGAGCTTGTAGATGACTTCCTGTCTGACCGGGAGTCCCGCAAGGACTGGGCGCGTGCTTACGTTAAGGGACTGGACCTTCTAGGCCTGAAGATCGAAGAGCGTCAACAGCCTTGGGCTGGCGCATCCGGTGTGTTTCACCCGATCATGACCGAAGCCGTCGTCCGCTTTCAGGCGCAGGCCATGGGCGAGATGTTCCCACCCTCCGGCCCTGTCCGCACCAAGATTGTCGGCAAGCTCACCACAGACAAGTTCAAGCAGTCTCAGCGCGTAGAAAACGAACTGAACTACCTTCTTACGGAAGAAATTACAGAGTACCGGGAAGAAACCGAGCAGATGCTGTTCAAGCTTCCACTGGCTGGCTCTGCCTTCAAGAAGGTTTACTACGATCCTATCCGCGAACGTCCTGCCGCGATGTTCGTTCCTGCTGAAGACTTCGTTGTGGCCTATGGCGCTTCTGATCTAGAGACTTGCCCGCGCTATACGCATGTCATGAAGAAAACGAGCAATGAGATTGCAGAGCTGCAATTCAACGGCTTTTATCGTGACATTGATCTACCGGCACCTTCACCTGATCGCACGGACATTCAGGAAAAATACGATGACCTCGACGGCGAGTCCGCAGTCATTGAGGATGATGATCGGCACACCATCCTTGAGATTCATGCAGACCTAGACCTGCCGGGTGATCTGGCTGACGAAGATGGTCTGGCACGTCCATATGTCGTGACCATTGACAAGTCTTCCTGTGAGATTCTGTCGATTCGGCGCAACTGGTACGAAGACGACGAGAAGAAACGCAAGCGTCTTCACTTCGTCCATTACCGCTACCTGCCGGGTCTTGGGTTCTACGGCACAGGCTTGATCCACATGATTGGTGGTCTGGCAAAATCCGCGACCTCCATTCTGCGCCAGCTCATTGACGCAGGCACCCTGTCTAACTTGCCAGCTGGCCTCAAGGCTCGCGGCATGCGGATCAAAGGTGACGACTCTCCGCTTATGCCGGGTGAGTTCAGGGACGTAGATGTTCCCGGAGGTGCTATCCGTGATGCAATCACCTTCATTCCTTACAAAGAGCCGTCGAGCGTTCTTTACCAGCTCTTGGGCAACATCGTTGAAGAAGGTCGTCGCATTGGCTCTGTGGCCGATATTCAAGTTGGCGACATGAATGCACAGGCACCAGTGGGTTCCACTTTGGCCCTGATGGAGCGATCCATGAAGGTCATGTCCGGTGTGCAGTCCCGCTTGCACGCCGCCATGAAGCGTGAGCTTCGCCTGATTGCCAAGGTCGTGCATGACTACATGCCCGCCGAATACGCATACGAAATGGATGGCGACTATAGCCGCACAGAAGACTTTGATGGTCGTGTCGATGTCATCCCCGTCTCTGACCCCAATGCCGCCACAATGGCGCAGAGAATCATGCAGTACCAAGCCGCCCTGCAGCTCGCACAGCAGGCACCTCAGCTCTACGACATGGGCAAGCTGCACCGCCAGATGCTGGAGGTTCTTGGCATTCAGGACGCCACTGATATCATCAAGCTTCCAGATGAGATCAAGCCGAAAGACCCTGTTACCGAAAACATGGCCATGCTGAAGCAGGAGCCTGTAAAGGCTTTTGCCTATCAGGATCATCAAGCACACATCCAGACTCACATGGCCGCGATGCAAGACCCCAAGATTCAGGAATTGGTTGGCCAGTCTCCATTTGCTTCGGCAATCCAATCGGCAATGTCTGCACATATTTCAGAACATGTCGCCATGGAGTATCGCAAGAATATCCAGCTCAAGCTGGGTGTCGAGTTGCCTGATCCTGACGCGCCGCTTCCAGAAGATGTGGAGTTCGAGCTTTCGAAGCTTGTGGCAGAATCTGCTCAAAAGCTTACACAGCAGAACCAACAGGAAGCACAGCAGGCAGAAGCAGAGCAGCAGGCTCAAGACCCGCTTACCCAAATCCAGCAGCGTGAGCTTCAGATCAAGGAGCAGGAGCTGCAGCACAAGATGGAAATGGATCAGCAGAAGCTGGAGCTGGATCGTCTTCGCATCGAAAGCAACACTGAAACGCAAGAAATGCGGATCAGGTCGGAAGACAAGCGTGCAGGCGCTCAGATTGGCGCACGCCTCGCTGCAGAGCTGGACAAGAGCCAACGTGAGCAGAAGATTGCTGGCGCAAAGATGGGCCTTGAGATTGCCAAAGACCTCAATCTAGATGAGCGTGAAGCCAACAAAAGAGATGAATGATGCACAATGAAATGGAACTTGATGTCTTTTCCATCTTCGAACGTCGCATCAAGGAATACAAAAGTTCTATTGAACTATTCTTGGCCGGTGGTGGCGCTACCAGCCAAGAACTTTACTGGAAGCACGTTGGAAAATACGATGCCTTGTGTAGCATCGAAGAAGAAATACGAGATATAGAAAGGAGGTATATTGAATCGTAGAACTTTTTGACTTAAAGTTTCTCTATCGCGGATGGTCCGCGCAAGGCGCTGTGAGCCTCAATCACTGCAAAGGTAAGACATGGTCGCTACAATTAACGTCGCAGGCGCGAAAGCCGAAGATAAAAAGATTCAGGCAAAAATCCCGGAACCTACTGGATATCGAATCCTGATCGCAATCCCAGAAATCGAAGAGAAAACCGAAGGCGGCGTTTTTATGCCGGATAACTTGCGCTCTGCAGAAGAGACCGCATCCATCCTCGGTTTTGTCGTAAAGCTTGGTCCGGCTGCATATGGTGACGCCGACCGATTCCCTGATGGCCCGTGGTGCAAGGAAGGCGACTTCGTGTTGTTCCGTTCTTATTCCGGCACCCGGTTCAAGATTCATGGGAAAGAGTTCCGCATTATTAACGATGACACCGTAGAAGGTGTGGTAGATGATCCGAGGGGGTATACACGGGCATGACACAGGGAGCAGAAAGCATCATTGAAAATGATGATCTTCAAGACGCAGGAAATACTATTGAGGGTGCCGACGACTTCGAAGTAGAAATCGTTGACGACACCCCCGAAAAAGACAAGGGCAAGCCCCGTCGCGCTGAGGGCGTAGAGCCTCAGATTCCAGAAGATGATGAAATCGCTCAGTATAGCGATAACGTTCAGAAGCGCATCAAGCAGCTTCGTTACGAATACCACGAAGAGCGTCGTGCCAAAGAAGAGGCGGCACGCGGTCGTGAAGAGGCCATCAAGTACGCAGAGACTGTGCATCGTGAAAACCAGCGCCTGATGAAGACGTTGGAAGAAGGGGAAGGTGTTCTTGTCCAGCAGGCGAAGGGCAGGCTCCAAGCTGAAATCGATAAGGCCAAGCGCACTTACAAGGAAGCGTATGAAACTGGCGACAGTGACGCGCTCATCGCAGCACAAGAAGCCCTTACGTCCCTTCAGAATGAAAAGTATCGGTACGATAATTACCAGCCTGCCAAGCGTCAGCCAGAGCCACAGCCGCAAGAAATCCAGCAGGCACAGCCTCAACCCACAGTCAGGAAGCCTGATCCAGAGGCTATGGATTGGGCTGAAAAAAATAAGTGGTTTGGCTCGAACGAAGAGATGACCGGATACGCCTTTGGCGTTCATGAGCGTATCGTTAAGGCTGGCGTTGATCCGAAATCAAAATCGTATTATGATCAGATCGACGAGGCGATGCGGAAACGCTTCCCCGAAGAATTTGACGATGGCACCGTGGAGGTCAGTACACAGCCAGCTCGTCAGTCAGGTAACGTGGTAGCGCCTGCGAGCAGAAGCTCTAAAAAGCCACGCAAGGTAACGCTGACCCCGACTGCGGCTGCAATCGCCAAGCGCCTCGGTCTGACCAATGAACAGTATGCGGCGCAATTGCTGAAGGATAGCAAGAATGTCTAACACGAGAAAACCACGCAACCTTGAGACTCGTGAACAAGGTCAGCGTCGGAAAGGATGGACTCGACCATCGATGTTGCCTACCCCCGAACCACGGGATGGACTGAAGTTCCGTTGGATTCGCACAAGCATTTTGGGTAACAGCGACAATCCGAATGTGTCTTCCAGATTCCGCCAAGGGTATACTCCAGTTAAGGCAGAGGACTATCCAGAGCTTCATGTCGTGTCCGACATCGATTCTCGGTTCAAGGACAACATCGAAGTCGGTGGGCTGATGCTTTGTAGCATTGCCGAAGAACTCGCGCAGGATCGTGTTGAAGGACAACTTGCACAAGCTGAAAACCAGATTGATGCAGTTGACCGGAACTACCTGCGTGAAAATGATCCGCGTATGCCTGTGCTTCGGCCAGAGCGTTCTACGCGCACTTCGTTTGGTGAGTAACCAAAGGTTCAATAGAACTTTTCGGGAGCTTGCCTGTGAAAACTTGTAGATAGAAGGAGAAGGCAAATGTCTTCCACTGCTGCTCCCTTCGGTCTGCGCCCGATTGGTCGTCTGGACAACGGTTCGCTTGAGGTGTTCCGCCAGTACCCTATCGCTTCGGGTTACGCAGCGAACGTCGCTATGGGCGACATCGTTCAACTCGTTGACGGTGGTACAACCACGACCATTCAGAAGCAGTCCGGCACTGGTGACGCCACTACCGCACTTGATATGGTGGGCGTCTTTGTTGGTTGTTCCTATACGGACCCCAATACCAACCAAGTCGTTTACAGCCAACTGTGGCCGACTGGTACTGTCGCGTCTGACGCGATGGCTTATGTCGTTGACGACCCAAATGTTCTGTTCTCTATCCAAGCTGATGGAGCGCCGACCAACACGGGTGATATTTACGGCAAGAACGCGCTTCTGGTTCAGACCGCACCGAATACTTCCCTGAAGATTTCGCGTGTGTCTCTGGACATCTCAACGCTGGCAACCACCGCGACGTTCCCGATCCGTGTGATCGACTACCTCGGCGGTGATAAAGGTGACGAGAAAGGCACGGACTATCCCGTTCTGGTGTGTAAGTTTAACAACCACCAGCATACATCCACCACTGGCTCTGCATAAGGAGGGTTGAGACATGGCTATTTCTCGCGCCCAACTCCTGAAGGAGCTTCTTCCGGGTCTTAATGCACTGTTCGGTCTTGAGTACCAAAAGTACGAAGACGAGCATGCAGAGATTTACGAAACTGAAAACTCGGAGCGTAGCTTCGAGGAGGAAGTAAAGCTTTCTGGCTTTGGGGCAGCGCCCGTCAAGCCTGAAGGTTCGGCAATCTCCTATGACAACGCGCAGGAGTCCTTCGTTGCTCGTTACAACCACGAAACGGTTGCGATGGGCTTTTCCATCACTGAAGAAGCGATGGAAGACAACCTGTACGATTCGCTCTCGGCTCGTTACACCAAAGCACTTGCTCGTGCGATGGCGTACACCAAGCAGGTCAAGGCAGCTTCGCTGCTGAACACTGGCTTCGACACCTTCCAATCTGGTGATGGAGTTACCCTGTTCAGCACGGCGCACCCGACTGTTGCTGGTGGCTCGAACGCGAACCGTCTGGCCACTGATGCCGACTTGAACGAAACTTCGCTTGAGCAAGCTGTTATCGACATTGCAGCGTTCGTTGACGAACGTGGCCTGTTGATCGCTGCCCGCCCTCGCAAGCTGATCGTTCCTCCGGCATTGATGTTCGTTGCTACTCGCCTGTTGCAGACTGAACTGCGCACCGGCACCGCAGACAACGAC